TGACTCGGATGTGTACGCGGACGACTCAAACTATCAAATCATCAAACACCTGACGATCGAGGTGTACACAGACATGAAGGACTTCGCGCTGGAGGCGACAGTCGAGAGCGTGCTCCGGAGCCACGGGCTGACCTGGGCGCGTTCAGAGACGCGGATCGACAGCGAGCGCATGTTTGAAGTGATCTATGACACGGAGATCGTCATCACGGAGGAATAATTCAATGGCTAATAAAATCAAATACGGCCTCAAGAATGTCTATTACGCTAAGGCCACGATCGCGGCGAACGGCTCGGCGACTTATGAGACGCCGGTCGCGTTTCCGGGCGCGGTGAGCCTCTCCCTGTCCCCGCAGGGCGACACGACTCCGTTTTATGCGGATAATATCGTCTACTGGACGGGCGTGGCGAACAACGGCTATGAGGGCGACTTCGAGATCGCGAGAGTGATCGACAGCTTCAAGACAGACATCCTCGGCTACATCACCGACGGCAAGGAGGTCCTCGTCGAGGATGCAAACGCACAGCCGACGCACTTCGCTCTGATCTTCCAGTTCGAAGGCGACGAGAAGGCGACGCGTCACGTCATGTACAACTGCGTGGCGGCTCGTCCGGACACCGCAGGACAGACGAAGAACGAGAGCATCGAGCCGCAGACGGAGACGCTGTCTCTGACGGCTACGTCGATCTATGTCGCGGATCTCGACACCGACATCGTGAAGGCCGAGGCGAACGCAACGACCGACGCGACCGTGTACAACGGCTGGAACGCTGCGGTTTATATTCCTGCGCCGTAAGCAGTAACACAAACGGGAGAAAAACAAATGTTTAAAACCATCATGATAGGGGAAAAGGAAGTGGGGGTGCTCGCTAATGCGGCATCCCCGATTCTTTACAAGCAGATCTTCAAGGAGGACTTTCTCCTCGAGCTCCAGAAGAAAAACGTGGACGTTGACGCGATCGTCAAGATCAGCTTCGTCATGGCAATGCAGGCGGAGAAGAAGATCGGGGAACTCACAAAGCTCACGGTGGAGGACTTCCTTCGCTGGCTCGAGCAGTTCGAGCCGCTTGACGTATACCTACACGCGGACGAGCTGATGGAAGCGTACAACAAGAACACCAAGAGCACCTCGATCCCAAAAAAAGAGGGCGACTGACGGAGCGCCCATACACGACAGCGCTCTACATGCTGCGCTGCCTTGAGCTCGGTCTTCATCCGTCAGATCTGCACGTTCTCGAATATGGAGATGTGACAGATCTGCTGATCGAGCGCGGAAACGATTCGGAGACCTATCAACAGGTCGCGACACAGGAAGATTTTGACAGGTTTTAAGATATGGCGAACAGGATCAGCGGCATAACAATTGAAATAAACGGCGATACAAGTAAGCTGTCGTCAGCCCTCTCCGGCGTCAATAAAGACCTCAGGGCAACACAGACCGCCCTCCGGGATGTCGATAAGCTCCTCAAGTTCAACCCAGGGAATACCGACCTCCTCCGGCAGAAGCAGCAGCTCCTCAAGACGGCGATCGAAGACACCAAGCAGAAGCTCGACACGGAGAAGGAAGCGCTCGCACAGCTCGCTTCTCAGGATCAGACGCCGGAAGTCACCGCGCAGATGCAGACGCTGCAGCGTCAGATCATCGAGGACGAGAACGAGCTGAAGCGGCTCCAGGACGAGGCGAAGAGCTTCGGCTCTGTCGCCAAGCAGCAGTTCGAGGCCGCTGCCGAATCCGTCAAAGCGGTCGGCGAGAAGGTCAGCGAAGCCGGCGATAAGATCAAGGGCTTCGGCGAGGGCATGACGAAGAACGTCACGGCACCGCTTGCCGCAGTCGGCGGGGCTTCCCTTGCAGCGTTCAGCGAGGTCGACGAAGGGCTCGACACGATCATCCGAAAGACCGGCGCGACCGGGGCATCAGCCGAAGAGATGGGCGACATCATGGAGTCTATCGCGACGACGATCCCGACGGACTTCGCGACTGCCGGCAACGCGATCGGCGAGGTGAACACCCGCTTCGGCGTGACCGGAGACGAACTGGAAGAGCTGAGCACGCAGTTCATCCAGTTCGCAAGCCTGAACGAGACAGACGTCACGAGCGCGGTCGACAGTACGCAGAAAGCCCTCGCGGCTTTCGGGCTCGGAGCAGAAAACGCGGGCAGACTGCTCGATGCGATGAACGCGACCGGTCAGCGTACCGGCGTCTCGGTCGATGCTCTCGCCTCCGGGCTCGTATCGAACGCGGCGGCCTTCGACGAGATGGGGCTGAACATCTTCCAGGCTACGGAGTTCATGGGCGACCTCGAGACGTCCGGCGCGGACTCGTCGACAGTGCTCGCCGGTCTCGGCAAGGCGCTGAAGAACGCGACAGCGGACGGCGTGCCACTCAATGACGCGCTGGGTCAGCTCCAGAACTCGATCAGGAACGGCACCGGAGAGGTGGACGGCCTCACGATGGCGTACGAGCTCTTCGGCAAGTCCGGCGCGACGATCTACGAGGCGGTCAAGAACGGCACGGTCGACTTCACAAACCTCGGCAAGGCGGCGGACATCACTGCCGGATCCGTTTCCGAGACCTTCGACGCGACGCTTGACCCAATCGACTCGTGGCAGACAACACTGAACCAGCTCAAGCTCACGGGCGCGGAACTCGGCGCGACTCTCGGCTCCGTACTTCAGCCGATCCTTGAGAAGGTCGGCGAGGTCGTGAAGACACTAAAAGAGCGCTGGGAAGCACTCTCTCCCGAAACGCAGGACGCGATCGTCAAGGCGGCAATGATCGCCGCAGCGGTCGGTCCGATCATCGCGGTGGTCGGCTCGATCGTCTCCGGGATCGGCTCGCTGATCTCCGGGATCAGCATGCTGATGTCGCCGGTCGGGCTTGTGATAGCAGCCATCGCGGCGGCTATCGCGATCGGCGTCGCACTCTATCAGAACTGGGACGAGATCTGCGCCTGGGCTGAAAACCTCAAGCAGCGGATCGTTGAAGCCTGGGAAAACATCAAGACATCCGTCACGGAAGCGGTCGACAACATGAAGACCGCAGTCACGGAGACGTGGGAGAACATCAAGAGCGGCGTGTCTACGGCGGTAAACAACGTCAAGAACACCGTGACGACAGCGTTCACGAACGTCCGGAACACGGTCACGACAACGATGTCGAACGTCCGGAACACGGTCACGTCTTCCTGGTCGGCGGCCCAGACGGCTTTTGCCAACGCCGGCGGCGGGATCCGTGGCATCGTGGCAGGACTTACCTCCGGCATCCGCTCGCTCTGGACGGGCATGTTCAACACGATCGACAGCCTTACGGGCGGGCGGCTCTCTGCGATCTATAACTGGTTTACGAGCAAGTTCAGCGCGATCCAGAGCTACATCTCCGGCGTCGTGCAGCGGATCAGGGGGATCTTTAACTTCTCCTGGTCGTTCCCGCACATCCGGCTCCCGCACTTCTCTTGGTCGTGGCAGGACATCGGCGGCGTGGTCAAGATCCCGAGGATCTCCGTGACCTGGTATAAAAAGGCTTACGATGAGCCGTATCTCTTCACACAGCCGACAGTGATGCGCGGCTTCGGAGACGGCGGCGGCAGCGGCGAGATCGTATACGGCAGGGATCAGCTCATGCGCGACATCGCGAAAGCATCCGGCGGCAGCAGCATCAACATAAACGTTTACGCACAGCCCGGACAGGATGCGCGGCAGATCGCGAACGAGGTGCAGCGTGTCCTCGCGCAGCAGCAGCGGCAGAAGGAGGCCGTCTATGCGTAACTACTTCACTTTTAACGGTCACGACTCGCGGGACTGCGGGATCTACATCAGCGGCTCCGGAACACTGAACGGCGCCGGGCGGAACTACGACGCGATCGAAGTCCCGGGCCGTGACGGTGACCTTCTGGGCGTGGAGAAGCGGCTCAACAACATCGAGCTGACGTACCCCGCCTTCACATACGGCAACCTCGGCACGCTTCTCCCGGCTCTCAAGGAGGTGCTCCTCGGAGCGGTTGGATACAAGCGCCTGACGGACTCGTACCATCCGGACGAGTTCCGCCTTGCCTATTTTCCGGGCCCGCTCGATGTGGATCCGACTGCAAAAAGAGATGCGGCGGAGTTTGACATCTCCTTTATGTGCAAACCGCAGCGGTGGCTTCTCTCCGGAGAGACGCAGACCACATACACGGCGGCCTTTACGGTCACGAACCCGACGGCCTTCACTGCGCGGCCTCTTCTCCGCGTGAATGGCTACGGCGTGCTCACGGTCGGGAGTGTCGTGATCGAGATCCCGGACGACATCATCCAGAACGTCATCATCGACTGCTCGACGATGGACTGCTACACGCCGCAGCTCGTCAACGTCAACGACAAGGTGAAGATCTACGGGAACGAGTTCCCGACCTTCCCGGCGGGTGAGACAGGCGTATCATTCGACAGCACGATCTACTCCGTGCGAGTGACTCCGAGGTGGTGGCGCGTATGATCCCGATACTCTACAGAGAATCAGAGCGCGAATTTGCGACGAACGGGATCGGGCGGCTCGTTGACTGCATCCGCTGCACCGTCACGGAAGAGCGGAACGGCATATACGAGTGCGAGTTCGATTATCCGATCACGGGGCAGTACTACGACGAGATCAGGAACGGGCGGATCGTCTCGTGCATCCACGACGACAAGGGCGACCGGCAGCCGTTCGTGATCTATCGGGCGTCGCGTCCGATCAACGGCGTCGTGACCTTCAACGCCCGGCACATCTCTTACAATCTGACGAACGTGATCGTCGGACCGTTTACGGCATCGACGGCTGCGGAAGCGATCGGCAAGATCCCGCAGAACCTCATGACAGGGAACGAGTTCACGTTCTGGACGGACAAGAACTCGAGCGGGACGTTCTCGCTCGACACTCCGGCATCCGTGCGCTCGATCCTGGGCGGCACGGAAGGCAGCCTTCTCGATGCGTTCGGCGGCGGCGAGTACGCCTTCGACAACTTCACCGTGCGGCTGTACAGCAAGCGCGGGAACGATACCGGCGTGACGATCAGGTACGGCAAGAACATGACCGACCTCGTTCACGAGGAGGAGAACGGCAGCACGTACAACGGCATCGTGCCGTACTACAGCGACGGCTCCGGCGAGGTGGTATACGGCAGCGCTGTCGTAGCAGCTGCGCCTCCGGTCTACGAGGACGCCATCGTCACGGACGGGCGGATCGAGATCGAGACAGACGACGGCGAGCCGCTCGTTGCGAACTACGCGCCGATGGCGGTCGTCCCGATGGACTTCACGAACCAGTTCCAGGGAGAAGTACCGACGGCGGCAGAGCTTGAAGCGGCAGCGGCTTCGTACCTTGCGAGCAATAAGCCGTGGCGACCGATCGAGAACATCAAGGTCGACTTCGTGGCGCTCTGGCAGACGGACGAGTACGCAGACGTCGCCCTGCTCCAGCGTGTCGGGCTTTGCGACTACGTCAGTGTCTACTATCCGGCGCTCGGCGTGGAGGCATACAAGACCGAGGTAATCCGCACCGTCTACAACGTTCTCCTTGAGCGCTACGACGAGATGGAACTCGGCGACGCGGTGGCAAGCTTCGCGGATGTCCTGAAGGGAACCTTCACGGGCATCATGGAAGAGAACAGCGTCACGCGGACCGTACTCGATGCGGCGATCTCAAGCGCGACGTCGCTCATAACCGGCGGCATGGGCGGGCATATCCTTTTCAGGTACGACGGCAACGGCAAGCCGACGGAGATGCTCGTCATGGACACGGAAGACGAAGCGACAGCGATGCACGTCCTCCGGATCAACGTGAACGGCATCGGGTTCAGTTCTAACGGCGTCAACGGTCCGTTTACCTCGGCATGGACGCTTGACGGCGCTTTTGTGGCGGACTTCATCACGGCGGGCGAGATGTCAGCGAACAGGATCCGGGGCGGCGTCATCAGACTCGGCGGCGGCGACTATGGCAACGGGATGATCGCCGTAAACGACGAAGACGGCAATCAGATCGGATGGTGGTCATCTGCCGGCTTTCGTCTTCTGAAGGGCTACATCGCCCTCGGCGCAGACTCATCCATTGGCGTCAGCGGCGGGCCAGGTCAGTTTATAGACATAAACGCTGCCGGACTTCAGGGCCTGTCTAACGGCGTCAGGATGACCTTCAGCAACGGAGAACTGCAACTCATAACGGACGGATATGCTGAAGGCAACGGCTACGAAGCGTCGAATATTTACTTGTCAGGGTTCCACACTTCGCACGTTCCGGCAGGAGATAATCACGCGGACAGATACGCCTATATGGTGGCGTCGCCATACGCGGCGCTGTACGTCGCAGATATAAGCTACTCCCCAGTGCGCGTCTTTTCGGTCAGCGCATCGTCGAACTCAGCCACATGGTCGGGCAACTGGACGGTCTCCGGGACGAAGAGCCGCCTCGCAGACACGGAAGAGTTCGGCGAGCGGCTTCTCTACTGCTACGAGATGCCGAGCCCGGTCTTCGGTGACCTGGGCGAGGGCGTGATCGGCGAGGACGGCCTCTGTTATGTCCCGCTTGATCCCGTCTTCGAGGAGACGGTCACGATCGAGCAGTATCAAGTATTTCTTCAGAAATACGGAGACGGCGAGGCGTATGTGAAGGAGCGGCGCGGCGGCTGGTTCGTCGTTGCCGGAACGCCCGGCCTTGCGTTTGGCTGGGAAGTAAAAGCAAAGCAGAAGGGCTTCGATCAGCTCCGACTCGATCGGATGCCTTACAGCGTAGAGGAACAGGACGACTATGGGCAGATGGCCCTCGACTATCTGAGAACACTCAAAGAAGGGAGAACAGCATGAAGACAGTGACCAGCGCAACGGTATTTTCTGACGCCGTAGGGATGCGGATCTCGGTGACATACTCCGAGATCGACGAGACGACGGGGCGCATCATCGCCGACAACGTACGGATCGACCGCGTCATCACTGACGCGACAGCGAAGAAGAACGCGGCGAAGGTGATCGAGTACGCGCAGACATTCGTTGACACTGCGGAGGTGTGAGATGGGCATCAAGATCAATCAGCTGCCTGATCTTGTGAGCGTCGCCGGGACTGACATGTTCCCGGCAGACGACTCCGGAGGAACGACAGGGAAGCACACGCTCGCGAAGGTCGCGGAGTTTGCCGTCAACGCGTTCGAGCTCACGCTCGGCGGTATCTCGCGGACAGTCAAGACGGCGATCGACGCGATCCAGACGCTGCTCGGCTCGACATCCATCTCCGGGATCGGCGACGGCACCGTGACCGGGGCACTCTCGACCATGAACGGCAGCCTTGCCAATATCGGCGAAACAGAATCAGCTTACCTTGCGAGCACAGCGTCGATACCATCCGGCACAGCGACAGACGTCGCAAGCATCACGCTGTCACCCGGCACGTGGGTCGTCGTCGGAAAAGTCACGTATCAAGGCGGCGCGGCGAACACGTACAGACTTGTTATTCTTGGAACATCTGCCGGCGGCAATCAGTACGGATGGGTGCAGTTCCTCGGCATCAGCGGCTACAACTGTTCGGGCGTCAACGTCCGCATTATCACACTGACGGAACAGACGACCGTGCACCTGTCGGCACAGCACAACGCCGGCAGCGCGGTCAACGTCGCAGGCGGTTCAAACAATACGTTCGTGCAGGCTGTCCGCATCGCTTAATAGGAGACATACATGGAAGAACTCACACGACAGGAATATGACGCGGACATCAAGCGCATCGAAGCGGAAGACCACCGGCAGAACACGCGCATCGACCGGCTCGAGGGCCAATTCGAGAAATTGAATGACCTCGTGGTCTCAGTGCGCGAGATCGCGATCGCGACGCAGAACATGCAGGCAGAGCTGACGCGGCAGGGCGAGCGCCTCGAGAAGATCGAGCAGGAGCCCGCCGACAACTGGAAGAAAGCCGTCTGGCTCGTCGTGGCTGCGGCGATCGGGTTCGCGGTGCATGCGCTCTTTGGAATCTAAGGAGGAAGAAGAAAATGACCAATAAGTGTTATGACGTTCTCAAGCAGATCTCGCTGATGATCGTGCCGATCGTCGCGTTCCTGACCTCGATCTCGGAGATCTGGGGCTGGGACTACGGCGTGGAAGTATGCGCGAGCATTTCAGCGTTCGGCGTCCTCCTGGGGGCGCTGCTGAACATCTCGAGCCACCAGTACAACAAGATCGCCGGCTCGGAAGAGTTCGAGGGAAGCAAGGGCGACGAAGATGTCTAACAGCTCGCTCGCGACATATACGAAGCTCTCCCCGAACTACTGGGCGGCGCGGAGACCGATCACCAGGATCACGCCGCACTGCGTGGTCGGACAGTGCACGATCGAGACGCTCGGGAACGTCTTCGCCACGAGGACGCGGCAGGCATCCAGTAACTACGGGATCGCGAAGGACGGGCGGATCGGGATGTTCGTGCCGGAAGACAAGAGCAGCTGGTGCTCGTCATCCTACGACAACGACACGCAGGCCGTGACGATCGAGGTCGCGTCTGACACCGTGGCACCGTACCGCATGAACGAGGCCGCTTATGAGGCTCTCGTGAAGCTCTGCGTTGACATCTGCCGCAGGAACGGCAAGAAGCGGCTGCTCTGGTTCGCGAATAAGAACACAGCGCTCTCGTATAGGCTCGCGTCTGACGAGATGCTCCTGACGGTTCATAGATGGTACAGCGCTAAGGCGTGCCCGGGTGACTGGCTCATGCAGCGGCTCCCCGATCTCGCGAAGCGCGTCACGGCGCAGCTCTCCCGATCCACTTCGAAGCCGGAGACCAACACGCAGCCGGTCACGCAGCCGACGGCGGGCGTCAAGGCCGTGAAGGCTTCAGGCGTAGCCCGGAAGTTCAGCAAGAGCCTCGCCGGATCCTACACGACGACCGACGACCTCAACATGCGGGACGATGCCGGCACGAAGCACAGCATCCTGGTCACGATCCCGAAGGGGACGAAGGTACAGTGCTACGGCTACTACAGCACGTCGGGCATGTATAAGTGGCCTTACGTTGTCGCCCAGGTGGGCGGCGTATGGTATACGGGCTTCGTATCGAAGGCCTATCTAAAATAGGGCAATACGCTCAGGCGTTTGCTTGTTTTTCTCCCGTGGGCCTCGCCGGGCCGAACCCCTTCCCCGGCGGGGCTTTTTTTAGTGGGAGAACCGCACGAAAAGCCGCACGGACTGCACGGATGCAGAAAATCCGCACACTATAGCATATCTATAGCATGTTCAAGTCCCGCTTTCCGCAGAATATGAAGAAACCGCGTATTTATTGGATTATCAAGGAACCCAGTAAATACGCGGTTTTTTGTCGTTTCAAATATGGTGGAATCGTTCCATAAATGAGAGAAAAAAACCATTTATGGAAGGTGAGAACCGCATGAAAAGCCGCACGAAATTCTCAAAAAAAATACTCACTTGAGCGACTTCGTGAACGCGTCATTGATCCGCTGCGTTTCTATCTTGTCGCGATCATCCAGGGCGTGACGGTATACCGCATTGAGCACGGTCTCCGTGTTCCACCCGCCGCGCTTCATGATGTACGCAGTCGGCACGCCCTTCGCGTGCATGTACGAGGCGCTATAATGCCGGAGGTCGTGAAAACGGCAGTGCGGCAGCCCGTTCCGCTTCAGCATCTTCCCGAAGGCAATCGACAACGCGGTCGGGCTCATCTCCGGCAGGCCCTTCGCCCGGATCTTCTCGATCAGCCAGGGCGGCGCCTCGATGATGCGGTCGGAGCTGTATGTCTTCGGCGCTTTGGTCACCCATTTGTTATTATCATCTCGCACCATATTCCGGCAGACGTGGATCGAATTGTCGCGGATGTCATCCATCCGGAGCGCTGCGATCTCACCAGCCCTCATGGTGCACACGACGGCGAGCAAGACCGGGATCTCGAGGGCGGTATCAGAACAGGCCCCTAGAATCGCTTGTACGGTCGCTTCGGTCGGTATGTGGTAATTCGGACGTACACGCGCGGGAAGGGTCACAGAGTTGCGTATACGCAGTCTCGCGGGCAATGACGAGCCAAGAAGGGCGGCATAGTTCCGCACGGTCTTCGGCGTGTGCTCCTCCGAGAGCTTATTGATGAACTGCTGAAGCTGCTGCTCGGTCAGCCGCTCGATCGGAGTCTGCCATAGCGTAAGGTGATCCTTTTCGAGCGATCTCTTGATCCCCATGTACGACCTGATCGTGGACGGCGACAGCACTGGGCGCTTCGACTCGATCAGCGCCGTGACAGCCTCGCCGACCGTCCTGCTGTCCGGGCTCGTCATCTTCAGCTTGTACGCGAGAGCAGCCGCCTCCGCCTCTGCCTTCGTGGCAGCGGTGAACGACTTCCGCGTTCGCTTTCCGTTCGCGTCCTTCTTTGCGATCTCAGCCCGCCAACTTCCGGAGGGCAGCTTCCGCGCCTTCATAGCTTCCGCCCGAACAGGAACACGATCACGGCGAAGACGATTCCGATGATGCCACCGATCGGCGTGACGATGAGGAGCAGGAGACTCATGACGAGCAGGATCACCGCGAGCACCGTTATCAGGATCCTCATGCCGGAAGCCTTCACCTTGACCGGAGCCGCTGCCGTTTCCTTCTCATAGAAGAACAGGGTGACCTCGTACGGATCCTCGCCGGTCACGATCTCGTCACCCTCGATTGCTTTATACTCGCCGCCTTCGACGACGACCGCGTGCTGGTATCCTTCCGCGAGCAGCTCCTTGACGCGGCTCGCTTCTTCCTTCTTGACGTAGGCGATCGTCTCGCCCAGGAACGACAGCCGCACGGCGTTCGGATCCACTTCGTTATCGGGCTCCGGAGCGACCTGCACGATCCCGTCGTGTCCGTACTTGTAGACGTGCTGATCGCTGTACGCTTCCTCGATCTGCTTCTTCGTGAGGTTATAGTCTTCGTTGAACTCCTGCATGGCGGCGATCGCGTCGCGGTGGTAGTTCATGCCCACACAGTCAAAGCTTGCTATTATCCTTCTCATCGCTTGCCTCCTCATATTCCCTGTTGATATAGATGTACATGTCGCCGTCTTTGGTAACCTCAAGGCGGCGTTTTATGCCTTGAGGCATATCCACATAATAGATCTTTGTCATTTCGTCCTCCTTATAAGGGCAAGCAGCACGTCGGTCGCTGCCGTCACGTCTTCCGGAGCGGCCTGCTCGGCGGCCTGCACAAACTTCATGATGTCCGGCCTCTTTGCGAGCGCCTGGAGGATGCGCTTCGCATCTTCATTTATAGGATACTCCTGAGCCTGTTCATTTGTTTGTACCGTGCCTTTCGACAGGTAATCAACCGGGACTTCTAAGAAGTCGGCAATCTGCTGAAGCTTGTCGAGCTTTGGGACTTTGTTCGCCCTCTTCCAGTCTGTAAAAGACGAATATGGTATGCCCGTTGCTTTGTGCAGGTCAGCGGTTTTTATGCCTTTCGCGGCCATCACTTCCTCAATTCTTTCCCACATAAAAATACTCCGAAAAATCGTACTAAAACAGTTGACAGCTACGAAAATCCGAAGTAATATAATGGAGGTACGGAAATTCGTAACAAATGGGTCTTGGGCATCTCCCATTATAACGGAAATCCGTAGCAATCGCAACCGCATGATATGGGAGAGAGGAGGCAAACATGTACAAGATTTATGAACAACTCAGAAACGAACGCGGCCTGACTGATTATAAGGTCGCACACGCGGCGGGGATCCCGGATTCGACATTGTACGACTGGAAGCAGCGTAGCAAGAAGAACAGCAGCGCCTCGATGTCGCTCGGTGCGATCGTGAAGATCGCGGCGGTGCTGGAGGTCCCGATTGACACCCTTGTCAAGGACAAGGAGGTGACGGCATGAGTTTCGGCGGTTACATCAAAGCGTTCGGCAAGATGCCGGGACATCCGTATCACGCGGTTTGGATCAGGAACGACCTCAAGGAGATGCAGCGATTCATTGACGGCTTCATCGAGCCGGTTCAGATCACGGACGACATCGCGGTCATCTGCAACGAAGACGGGAGGCTCCTCGGGATGCCTCATAACTGCTCGGTCTGCGGCATCGACTTCGTCGGCCCGCTCCTGATCGTCGGGGTTGACGGTGACGAGTTCACCGACATTCCGGAGGGATCGATCGAGTTCATCGAATCAAACACGGAGGAATGAGATGCCGAGGTCAATGCTTAGAGATCCGGAGGCAGAGCGGGCGCGGATCCTCTTCCCGGAGGATGTGAACATGGCAGCGGTCTCCAGGGCGACGAAGATCCCGGCGGCGACGCTGCACCGCTACAGACAGAAGAGCGACGGCATCCCGCTCGAAGCGCTTCGAAGGATTGTAAAAGTAAGGGGACTCACGGACGAGGAGATCGTCCGGATCATTAGGAGATGATGGAAATGAACGAATACGCGGAGCTGGCAAATGCCATAATCGTGCAGGCCGCCACGGATTACAGAAACGCTCGCGAATATATCGCGGGGGGGGTGAAACGCCGGTTTGCCGAATGGGAGAAACGGCATATAGACGAGATCCTAGACAGGGAACGAGAGAACGAAACTTTAACGAAGGCAAAGGTGCCTAAAGAGCACCCGCTTTGGAAAAAAATGAACCGGGCAAGATTGTCTATGTTTGAGGTCCTGGAAAACGAAAGAACAGTCGCAGAGGTTGAACAGTTTTTTAAAAGCGATTGGTATCAAACTCTCGGAGGGACGCCTGACATCTTTCCGAGACTCAAGAAAGAACAAGACAGAAAGGAAAAGAAAAATGCGGACAAGAATTACAAAAACGCGGTCAGATAAAAACACACTGATCAGGATCACGTTCTGGATCAATGTGGCGATCATCGTCCTCGCGAGTTACACGATCAGGAACATCCCGGAGAACGCGCTCTTCGCCGGCTTCGCGTATACGTGCTCGAGCCTCTGGCTCACGGCTTACGTGGTCGCGAACTTCGAAGAAAAAAGGCCGGCCTCTGCTGCAACAGTGACCAGCCCGGACGCTCGCGAGAGCATCACAACACAGGCAAAGGATACCACAAAGGAGGCGGCGGCGCAATGAAACACACATATTGCCAGCACTGCGGGGATGAGATCCTCGAGGACAGCTGCTACCAGGTCATCGACGGAGATCCGTACTCGTGCTACTGTCAGGGCTGTGTCGACTGGATCCTCCGCAAGGTACGGAGACACGTAGCCGGCCCGTTCGACGAAGCGCTCGAAGACTGGCTTGACGATTGCAGAACACAGACACCGGAAGAGCCGAACGTACTCGGCGGTCCGGACCGTTGGGAAGATATTTAAGGAGGTAAGCATGACATACGAACAGCTCGCAAAGGCGAACGGAGAGATCAAGACGACAGACATCCGGGGCAAGGAATACGCCACCGTCGCGGAGCGCATCAACGCCTTCCGCAAGGTATACCCGGACGGAAAGATCGACACGCATATCACGAAGCTCGAGGACGGCATGTGTATCATCACGGCGCGGGTGTGGAACGATGAAGGCAACCTTCTCGCAACCGGCACGGCCTACGAGAAGGAAGGCAGCAGCAACATCAACCGCACGAGCTTCATCGAGAACTGCGAGACATCGGCGGTCGGGCGTGCGCTCGGCATGGCGGGCTTCGGGCTGATCGGAGCGGTGGCGACGGCTGACGAGGTGAACCGGGCAGAGGCTGCGCTCGACGCGATCAAGACAGAGGAGGTCCGGAAGCAGGAGATCGGCATCGAGAGGGCCGTCGCGCTCTCCAATCTGCTGCGGAAGAACGGGATCACGGACTGGTTCATCTGCGAGAAGTACAAGGTGCGCTCGCTCGACCGTCTGACCGAAGCACAGCACAAGGGCGTGGTCAACAACATCGACAAGTTCAAGGAGGCTTATGACAGTGAACAGCAGAGAAAAGGGTAAGCGCGGCGAGCGCCGGGTGGCGATGTTCCTCCGGGACTACGGATATGACGCGCGGCGCGGTCAGCAGTACGCAGGCATCAACGGAGACGCCGACGTCGTAGGGCTGCCGGGCATCCATATCGAGGTCAAGTTCGTCGAGAAGCTCGACCTGATCGGAGCCTACGAACAGAGCAAGCGCGACGCCAGAGAGAACGAGATCCCGACGGTCTGGCACAAGCGCAACCACAAGCCGCTCTTCGTGACACTTGCGGCTGACGACTTCATGAAGCTCTACGCAGCGGCAGGCAACAACTTCGCGGAGTTGATGAAGATGTGGCGGCCCGCCAGCTTCGAGGAGTTGTGTGAAAAGGCGGGCGTTGATCCCAATAAGATACTCGGAGGGGACTAAGAATGATGCAGTCAGCAAAGATATACAGATCATTCCGGGACGCGGCGAAGAAGCTCCCGGATCCGGAGAGGCTCCAGTTCTGGGACGCAATCATGGACTACTCGCTCGACGGCATCGAGCCGGAGATCGACGGGATGGCGGAGATGCTTTTCATCGCGATCAAGCCGACGATCGACGCCAGAAACGAAGGAGCCGAAGCCGGAAAACTTGGAGGGAGACCTCGTAAAAAAACCGGGGGTTTTGAAACTCAAAAACCGGGGGTTTTGGAAAACGAAAAGGGAGGGTTCGAAAAATCAAAAACCAAAGCAGAAGCAGATGCAGATGCAGATGCTGATACAGATGCAGATATAAAGGATAAGCGCAAGCGCTTCACGCCGCCCACGCTCGAAGAGCTCCGGAGCTACATCCGGGAGAAGGGCTACACGTTCGACGCCGAGACGTTCATCGCCTACTACGATTCGAACGGCTGGCGGATCGGACGCAACCCTATGAAGGACTGGAAGGCTGCGTGCAGGACATGGCAGCAGAAGGAGAAAGAGCGGCGGAAGCCGGCAGTGCAGAAGGTCGAGCCGAGGAACTACGACATGGACGAGCTCGAGGCAGCGATCTACAGAGCGCAGAGCGCAGCGGTATAAGGAGGTAAGCATGGAGGACTTAATCACAAGGCGGGCAGCGATTTCGACATATAAAACGCTGTGCAGTGGGATCGTCTGTAAGGACTGCCCGTTTTTCGATTCTAAGGGAATGACAGACTGCAGGCTGCTAAGGGATTTGCAAAAAGTACAGTCTGCGCAGCCGGAAATCATAAGATGCAAGGACTGCCGGTGGTGGGAAAGGTATGACGACAATATCGGATATTGCCATGCGGCTAAGCATGGACATTGGTCAGAGCATTGGGACATTAGAATAAGGCGGGTATACAGAGGCGATTTCTATTGTGCTGACGCTGAACTGCGGTTAGAAGAGGAGGGCGAAGATGAGACTAATTGACGCCGACAAACTGAAGCAGCACTTCGCCTGGTGGCACGAAGGCGGAGAGGAAGCCGACCGGCAGGCGGAGATCTTCGAGCAGATCATCGACGTGCAGCCGACGGTGCAGCCGAAAGTGGGAAAGTGGATCCTTATAAGACCAGATGAAGACAAAGCCGGAAATGGATTATATGAGTGTTCAGAATGCGGGAAGGGCGATATACACGCACCGGAAGTGGAAGTACCATTCTGCTGGAACTGCGGCGCGAGGATGGAGGTAGACGATGCAGGAGATCTTTGACAGAGGAGCCGCAGAGGCAGAGAAGCGGAGACGGATCCGCAACGCCGTCAAGGAACTGATCGACGCGTGCGGAGAGAACTGCTACGGGTGCCCGATCGTGTACCTGTGCGAGAAGGAGTTCAAGGACGAGCCCTGGAAGTGGGGCATCCACGGAGCCATGAAGGGAGTGAAGTTATGAACACGAATACGGGCGGAGCCGACTGCCGGACACAGCGGGATCAGCTTCTGATGTACTACAAGGAAGGACACAAGAGCATCAGCCGCACCTCGGCGCTCTCGAAGCTCGGGATCGCGAATCTCCCGGAGATCGTAAGGCAGCTTCGGGTGCGCGGGATCCCGATCAGGTCGGAGAAGGTCGAGAAGGTCGGACGCAACGGCAAGAAGGTAACATTCACCAAATACGTGTACGAGGCGATCGAATGAACACATACGTCACAGACGGGCCGACGCCGAAGATATACACGGCGGACGTCATGCGGGTGAGGGACATGCTCCACGAGGGCGACACCGTCCTCGCGGAGGTCTTCACTCCGAGGGAGACATCCGGAGGCGCTCCGGGCGTCGAGGAGGTCATGAGGGTCACGATCATCGAGAAGTATCCGCACATCGCGCGGACGGATCGCGGCACGGTCAGCTGGGTCAATATCACGATACACAATCAGCATTTACTCAGGAGGTAAGCATGAAAGAGGATATTATCAAGACGATACTCGCGACGGCGTGGGCATCCGGCACAAAGGTCACGTTCGACATATTCGAAGACCACACACGGGTCATCATCGAGCCGGAGAAGCAGCCGCTGCCGTCAGCTGTAGAGGCTCCGGAAGCGCGTATCCCGAAGCCGGAGACGCCCGAGAAGAAAAAGCACGACACCGTCAAACGGATCGACCACGGGCGCATCGTGGCACTGTATACGGCGAACCCGCCGAGATCGGTGCCATGGATCGCGGACGACATGGGCATAAGCAAGCAGACAGTCATCAATCACCTGAAGCACGAAGGCATTTACAACGCGAAGGAGGCAGAAGAATGAACAACGTAACACTGAGCGGACGGCTCACGAAGGACCCGGAAGTCAAGCAGGCAGGCGAGACGACCGTATGCAACTACACGCTGGCGGTCAATCGTAGATACAAACGCGAGGGAGAAGCGGAGGCGGACTTCGTACCCTGCGTCGCCTTCGGGAGGGCTGCGGAGTTCGCGGGGAAGTGGTTCGTCAAGGGCTCGCCGATCGCGGTCTCCGGGCGGATCCAGACGGGACGCTACGAGGACAAGCAGCTGCACCGCACGGTGTACACGTGGAACGTGGTCATCGACACGCAGGAGTTCAACGGACCGAAGCCGGAGACGGAGAAGAAGCCGGAGCCGCAGGCGGACGCTGACGGGTTCATCTCCGTTCCGGAATCAATAGACGAAGAACTGCCGTTTAACTGAGGTGAGAATATGGATGACCTTATAAGCAGACAGGAAACGATTGAAGCGATTGAGTCAAGAACATATAGGCATACATATCTTGATCAAATTGTGGGAATAATTAAGGATTTGCCGACCGCACAGCAGTGGATTCCGTGCAGTGAGAGGATGCCGGAGAAGCCGGGAAAGTATCTCGTGACAGTAAAAAATGGGAACGTATACGCCGGAACATTTGACGTTATAAGCGGCAAATTCCAGTGTGCAGCAACGGCATGGATGCAACTGCCAGAACCGTGGAGAGGAGAAGGACATGGATGATTTAATCAGCAGACAGGCGGCGATTGACATAGCCGATGACCTTAGAGACTACATCAACGTGGTTGGATACTGGGCATGGATGGAGAGGCTGAAAGGACTACCGACCGCACAGCCGGAAATCGTGCGGTGTAAGGATTGTAAACATCAAATTAAAGAATGGAGAGATGATAAAAGGTTTAAAGATAAAGGCTACTGGGTTTACGGATGTAAGGTGATGAGCGATTTATGCGGATATTGGGCTTGGTTCGGACAAGACAATGAGTTTTGCTCAGATGCAGAAAGGAGAGCGGAGAAAGAGGAGGTGACGGCATGAGCGTGTCACTATGGAGATGGTCGGAAGAGTGTGACGGGCGCGCGTGCCCGGGTGACTGCGACGGCTGCACCGAGAACGCGGAGGACAGCGATGACTAACGAGGAGGTCGCTCTCCGGAACGCAGCGCAGCGGTACCTTGGGCAGATCGCGTACATGCGGAAGGATGTCGCACGGATCGCGCTCCAGGTGGAGAAGATCAGGCACGACGTGACCGGGCTCAGGGCGATCGTGTATGACAAGGACCGCGTGCAGGTCTCGCCGGTCAACACGTTCGAGGAGCAGATGGTCCGGCTCGATGAGATCACGGAGGCGTACGCCGAGAAGCTCGCCGAGATGCACGAGGCCATCAAGCTCCGGGAGGATCAGATCCGCAATATGCCGAAGGCGTCACACCGTGAGATCCTGACGGAGCGGTACCTGCGCTATCGGAAGAAGAGCCTCGAGAGGATCGCGGACGAGATGCACATGTCGCACGACTGGGTAAGGCATCTGCACACGGAGGCGCTGGTCGAATTTGCGAAGATCTACAATCTCGACACATAACCGCACATTTGCATCCGTATACTGGTAGGTGTCAGAACAGGGCAATGAGAATCTGACATATGCTTACCTCCGAAGAGGGCGGGCTTGGCGGCACCGTCCTCTTCCTCTTTTGTGATTATGGTTTACTACATCTGCGATAGAGAAAAGTGCAAGCACTGCAATGATGAGTGCCACCACACGACCGACCGGCTGCACGCCCGGGATCAGGAGCATGACTTCGAGGTGTTCGCTTCCGGAATGTGGGAGAAGCCGAAGCCGTGGGACGACTGGGAGCTTGACGATTGAAAGAGTACGCGAAGGAGTTCTACAGCTCGAAGACATGGCAGCGCTGCCGTGAGGGATATAGGAAGAGCGTCGGCGGTTTGTGTGAGAGGTGTCTCAAGCAGGGGCGTTACACGCCGGGCGTGATCGTACACCACAAAGTGCACATCTCGCCGGAGAACATCGACGACCCGAACGTCACGCTTGACTGGCGGAACCTGGAACTCGTATGTCGTGACTGTCATGCGGTCGAGCACGGCGCGGCAGAACATAGATACGAAGCGGATGCGCTCGGGAAAATTTCGGCGAGATAGCCCCCGTTTTATTTTCGATTGCCGATATGCCGGACAC